TAAGTATCCTTTTTGAAAAGCATATCGATGGAAACATTATTATCAAGTATTTTAAAACTCTCGAAAATCGCGAAATTGCTCACCTTAGTATTCCTCGTCGTAATATTATTAAATTCGATAAACTTGCAAATGGTATGAAAGTAGGTACTTGGTTTGAGTAATGGTGTTTTATATGTAAAATATATCAACGACAATCAAGCTAAAAATGCTAAAGGAATTGCAGTTCATCTTTGGCAAGGAGTTAAGGATTATTGCTTCTTGGACGAAGGGTGCAGTATCCTTAAGATTGAGCTGCGCGATCAAGGTCGCAACATAGTATATATTCCAATGTCTAATGTGGCCTTGATTGAATATTTTGAGTCAATGGAGAAATTTAATCAAGTATATCATGCAGGACAAGGTTATGTATATTAATAATGCATTTGTGAGAAAACTAATCGGAGGAAAGAAAAATGACTAAACTAAACCCACAAACAATGAAAAATCAATACGATCACCAATATGACACATTCTGTCGTAAAAATCACGACTATGGTAACTCATTTGAGGAGTCTTTGGACCAATTCGGAATCGTCGCTAGCATCGTCCGTATGAGCGATAAGATGAAGCGCTTAGAATCCCTCACAGACGAGTCTAAAACGCAGCAGGTGGGATCTGAGAGCCTCCTAGACACCCTTGAGGACCTATCTAACTATGCTGCTATGGCAGCGTGCTGGTTGAAGGGTGTGGGTGCTGAAGATGTGGTTTCTGGTCCTGACATAGAGAATGTCATGTTACGTAGTGCTGAAATGGAAAAAGAGTTTAATAAACATATACCTAATGAAGAAGATAACGAAGTTGTTTCTCTTTTAAAACGGGTTGAAAAATTCCATCATAAAATTGAAGAATTCAAAATGACCGACCCAGATTATAAGGAACTGGAAGAAATCGTAAATCGTCTACGTGCTATAATTGAAGATGCTCCTATTTCAAAACAAGGTATGGTTGATTTGATTCATACTCATGTAAAATTAAATCCGGATGTGTTAATCTTTCAATTATATAATCCAGTTCGAGAGATATTCAAAAATACATTTTTAGATATTGCTAAATCAACTCTTAATGATCTATTTGACAACATCATTCTTTGTCGCGATCAAAATATTCCTCTTCCTAAACGATTGACTTATTGCTCTTATCGAGAAGAAAAATATGAACAGATTGCTGCTTTGGTTTTAACTGGGAATATTGACTTCGGCGAAGTTGAAAGTATTGTAAATGACTATCCTAATTTACGAGTTGCTGAGAAAAATCATCTTCTTCAATCAATTGTATCTGCTGCCTACAAAATCTCGGATGAACCTGAGAATAAAAAGCCGGAATTCTTAAACAAGAAGTTCCATATTCCAGATGAGATTCTAGAAGATCTTAAGGAACCTGAAGAAGAACCAGAACGCAAACGTGCTGTTCTTGGAATGATTTTCCCGTTTAGACTGTAGGAGGTCGTTATGGCAAATATTGCGAAATTTTACCCTGAATCTTTGATTAATCAATATCCACGATTAAAGATTTTGGGTACTACAAATATTAGTCCTGAAATTCTTGAAGATCCAGCTCTTAAATTAACCTTACTAAGGCTTCTAAATACACCAACCGTTGCTCGAGGGTATAAGATTCCAAGAGGAATGGGTAAATCCAGAGCCTTATTGTCTAGACAGACTGGTATGGATTGTTTTGATTTGGAGCCAGGTCATATTCCTGAGGTTTCTATGCCCACGAATGAAGAACCTAAAAATATCTATGAGGAACTGGAGGAGTTGTTCGTTAAACCGAACGAGCATATTAAAGTTCTTCTTACAAGTGGCGCTGCTAAGGACGATATTAAGCCTCTGGCTATATTGGACTACAAATCCAAAACATCTGAAGCGGTAAATGGGTATGACCTTTTGGTTGCTTTGGACTGTCTTGTTCCTAATTTGAGTAAGGAAGGTTTAGAACATTTTATCCAAGTTGCAAGTGACGCATTAGCTAAGAAGGAGTGATAGTTTTGACCAAATTTTACACAGGTATTCGTTCGGTAGAAGCATATCTAAACGAAATCGAGAGATACTATAATCTATTGAAGAATTCAAAGGATATTGACCAATATGGGCATTATCTAATCTTGATGAAGAATCAAATTGAATTTCTTTCGATTTATATTATCGAAGAAGACAAATTTGAGGAGTTTGAGACACACATCCAGTCGACCGGTATTGACAAGGATATGGTTACCACAATAATCACTACTGTCCGAGCCAATATCAAATTTATTGTTAAGGGCCTTAAACTCACTCGTCTAGAGGAAGATAAGGAAAAACTTAAGAAATGGGATAACCGTTTTGGAAATGATTTGGGATATCAAGGTGAAATTCGACTTGGTAAACCTGGACGAAAGGAATTTGATAAGAATGGAAATCCTATCCACTTTGTCGACTCCGAAACTTTTAGTAGTATCAAGAAGCAAATTGGTATTTCTGAGAAGGCTGTCGAGGATAACTCATTGGTTGAAGGTATTAAAAACTATCATCCAAACTATATTCCACCCGGCCTTAGACCGGAATATCGTAGTGGAGGTAAATTATGAAATTCATTCGACGATATCCTGAAGAAAAGATAATTTACGATCCCTCGTTTATTGACGAAAACTCAAACGAAACATATAAACAAACTAAAGGAGAAAAACTAAATGACAATTGATATTAACGCAGCAATTGATTGGATGTACGCACGCAAAGGACAAGTGTCCTACAGTATGACATCTCGTGATGGGGATGACTCTTACGATTGCTCATCAGCCGTATACTACGCATATCGTAGCGCAGGTGCAGCCTCTGCTGGTTGGGCTGTAAATACCGAGTATCAACATGCTTGGTTGATCGCAAATGGATTCGAATTGATTTCCGAAAACACACCATTCACTGCTCAGCGTGGTGACGTATTCATCTGGGGGCGTAAAGGTTATTCCTCAGGTGCTGGTGGACACACTGGTATTTTTATCGATGGTGACAACATCATCCACTGTAACTACCCTTACGACGGTATCTCAGTAAATGACCATGATGAACGGTGGAATTATGCTGGACGTCCGTATTACTACGTCTATCGCTTGACAAATCCAGATGCTAATCCTGCACCTGTTAAGAAAGGCTGGCAAGAAGACTCTAAAGGTTTCTGGTGGGCGCGTGGTAACGGTACATATCCTGCTGGTCGCTTTGAGTATATTGAAGATAACAGCTCATGGTTCTACTTCGATGAAGAAGGATATATGTATTCTGAACGCTGGTTGAAACACACCGATGGTCATTGGTATTGGTTCGACAAGGACGGATACATGGCTACATCATGGAAGAAAATTGGTGGTAAATGGTATTACTTCGACCGTAGCGGTGCTATGGAAACCGGTTGGGTCAAATACTTTGAAGACTGGTATTACCTTGATCCTAATAACGGTGACATGCAGTCTGATCTATTTATCCGCTACAACGATGGTTGGTATAAACTACTTCCTGATGGACGCCTTGATACTAAGCCAGCATTTACTGTTGAGCCGGACGGTAAGATTACCACAGATACTGAAAATACACGGAAATAGTTGGTGGGACTATGGGTAAAAAGAACACAAATCCTATAGTCCTCGACGCATTTGACGCGGTTTATATTCATGATAAGCAGGGTTTAGTGACTGGATGGAAGCTTGTATTGAGCCGAAATCCGGTCCTTACCACGCTTTATGGAGAGGTTATTCGGGCTAAAATTAGCGGTTTTGAGTACCTTGTTAGGGTTGCTGACAGGTATCAAACGGACAATAATCTGGTAAATCGGGTTGAAATTTCGTGGATTAAGAGGTCTAAATAGTGGTATTTTGCTATAATATTGTGGGAAATTTGGTGGATTTTAATATGAAATTGACTCGATATTACCCAGATATTTGAGGAAAACTGATGGATTTTGGCCTAAAATTGGTCAAATTTGGGTGTTTAGCTGCACGTTTTTTTTTGTGCAGCACATGAAAATTTTACGGGCAGCACGATTTTTTACTAAAATATTTGAGGTAACTGCACGAAAAAACATGGGGAAAACATAAAAAAACCGAAAAAACACAGGAAAATCTCCCATTTTCTATTGTATACCGGAATGAGTTAAAAAGTGTACTGTATATATAAACAATAGGGAAATGTGGGCAAAAACATGTGTGAGGCACGAGGAGGTAAAAATTAGTGGATTTTTTAGATGTGTCTGTGAAAAAGTTCACTTCCAACAATCGTACCGTTGATTATGAGGTTTCTCCTGACTTTATATTTGGCGATGCTAAAGACTTGGTTGTTAAAGGTTCCAAGTTTTACGCATATTGGAATGGAAGTTTCTGGGACACTAAACAGAAAAACCTATTTTATGATATTGACTCTCTGCTTTGGCGTAAGGCAAGAGAATTAGAAGACGGACGTCCTGGTCTGAGAATTGATGTTAAAGAGATTCGAAAAGCCTCTGCCGGGAAGTTTCGTTTATTTGCAGATTTCTGTAAAGCTTGTGAGACGAGCGATATTTCTTTCAACCAGAAAGTTTTGTTCGCAGATCATAAGATGCAGAGGAGAGATTACGCTACAACGCAATTGACTTACTCGCCTCAAGAAGGAGAAGCGGTTGCATTCAAAGAATTGATTGGTACCTTATATCTTCCAAAGGAGTTGGATAAAATTCTCTGGTTCATGGGAGCGTTATTTACGAACAACATGTACAAGATTGAGAAGTTCATGTATTTGTATGGTTCGAAAGGTAGCGGTAAAGGTACAGTCTTAAAAATATTCCGAATGCTGTTTCAGGAATATTGTGGAACTATTGATTTGAAATTGCTCACTAGTGCTGACCAATTTGCAACAGGACAAATCCAAGAAGTTCCATTGTTGATTGATGAGGATACTGACATCAGTCATATTTATAACGACACTCCGTTATTGAAACTGACAAGTCATGAAACCATATCTGTCAACAAGAAATTTAAAGAACCTTATGACGTTCGATTTATTGGTTTGTTAATCACAGCCTCTAACCAACGATATAAAGTTCGAAACGTAGACTCTGGTATTACTCGAAGAGCTATTGTTGTAAACCCAAGTGGACAGAAAGTAAGTCATACGAAATATAATCAACTCATGACTCAAATCAAATACGAGCTTCCGTATATTGCTAACATGGCAATCCAAAGATTTGAAGAATTGGGTTTTGATTACTATGACGATTATTTCGATGTCGACATGGCAGAACAGACTGACCATATCTTTGACTTCATGCGAACTAATGCAATCCATATGCAACATGGTATAACCTTGAAACAAATCAGTGAGTTATATCGTGAGTATCTGGAAGACATGGGTTGGAAGACCGACGGATATAAAGCAACTATCAAGAGAGAGGCCCTTAGATATTTTGACACAATGCTTAAAGATAGTCATATCGATGGCATGCGCGTCAATAATTATTTCAAAGGGTTCAGATGGAATGTTGCATTTCCTGAAGGTGTCGTAGGTACAACTGAGGCAAATGATACTGTCATTCCAGACGACTGGTTAGATTTCAATTATCACAACGAGGTGTTTAACAAACTAGCAGCAGAATATCCTGCTCAGCTAGCATTACGTAATGGTAATCCATCCGAAAAATGGGATAATGTCGTGACAACTTTGTCCGATATTAAAACGAGTAAATTGCATTGGGTTAAGGTTCCACTTAATCATATTATCATTGACTTCGATTTGAAAGATGATTCGGGTAATAAAAATCTTGAGTTGAATATTGAGGCAGCTTCTAAGTTTCCACCGACGTATGCTGAACTTTCAAAATCGGGACAAGGCATTCACTTGCATTATATCTACGATGGTAATGTCAATGAGTTAAATAATTTGGTCGATAAACATATTGAGATCAAAGTGTATAAAGGCAACGCCTCTTTGAGACGGATAGACAAAGCATCCAACAACTTACAACCTTCTCATATTTCATCAGGCTTGCCGTTGAAAGAGAGAAAGGATGAGACAATGTACGAACATGTGAAAGAAATCACATATACAGAAAAGACGTTGAGAAAATTTGTCAAACGACAGTTGGGAATGATTGAAGGTAAAGAACCCAGTCACCCAAATACAAAACCAACTATTGATTTTATTGCACACGAAATTCAGAAAGCATTTGATATGGGTCTGGAATATGATTTGACTGATTTGAAGCATGACGTATTTCTTCGAGCTATTCGTTCGACCAATAACAAAGAGTACTGTGTTGCAGTATTCCAAAAGATTCCTTGGTCGTCTATTAGAGATGATGAGGGAGCTACTGAAAATAAACTCACAAACTTCACAAAGATTTATCCGAAAGAAGAATTGGTATTCTTCGATATTGAGGTGTATCCAAATCTGTTTGTTGTTGTCTGGAAGAAATACCATGATGACGAATTTACAAAATGGATTAACCCAACCCCAGACCAGATTGAATATTTGTTGAGCTTCCCTATTGTTGGATTTAACAACCGTCGATACGATAACCATATTCTCTATGCACGATTACTTGGATGTAACAATCTAGAGTTATTCCGTCAGTCATACAGAATCGTTAACGAAAAAAATGCGAAGAGTGGAATGTATGCGGCTGCTTATGAATTAAGCTATACTGATATTTATGAGTACGCTCAGAAGAAACAATCACTCAAACGTTGGGAAGTTGATCTTGGTATCAAACACGTCGAGATGGAAATTCCTTGGGACCAACCTGTTCCTGAAGAATTAATTCCAGTTGTAGTTGATTACTGTGTTAACGACGTCGATGCAACTGAGAAATTGTTCGACGCTATTTATGCCGATTACGTTGCTCGTGAAATCTTGGCTACAATTGCTAAAGGTTCGATGAATGCAACTAATAACCAATTAACAGCTAAATTTATCTTTGGTGATGACCCACGTCCACAAGACAAATTTAATTATGTCAACCTTGCAACTATATTCCCAGGATACAAGTACGAATTCGGTAAATCAACTTATCGTGGCTTCGAAACTGGTGAAGGTGGATTTGTATATGCCGAACCGGGAGTATACAAGAATATCGCTTTGCTCGACGTAGAGTCTATGCATCCGAACTCACTTGTAAATATGAACTACTTTGGTCCATATACTCAACGCTATGCTGACTTACTTAAAGTTCGTGTGTTGTTGAAACATAATAAGATCGATGAAGTTAAACAAATGTTTGATGGAGTCTTGGCTCCGTTCTTGGATAATCCAGAATTTCTTAAACCTTTGGTAACCGCATTGAAGATTGTAATCAACTCTGTGTATGGAATGACCTCTGCTAAATTTGATAACAAGTTCAAACATCCAGACAATATTGACAACATCGTTGCAAAACGTGGTGCTTTATTTATGGTCGATTTGAAATTTGCTATCGAAGAGCAAGGATACCAAGTTTGTCATATTAAGACTGACTCTGTTAAGATTCCAAATGCTGATGAGAAGATTATCAAATTCGTTGAAGACTTCGGCGCTCAAGATAAGTATAAATATAGATTTGAACATGAGCATACTTACAAACGTATGGCGTTAATTAATAACGCGGTTTATATTGCTCAGCTTGAAGATGACAAATGGTCTCCAACAGGAGCCGAGTATGCCAACACATATTTGCTTAAACGAGTATGGACTAAAGAAGAATTGGTTGATAAAGATTTCTTCATCACTAAACAATCGAAAGGTCATATTTACTTAGGCGATGAATTCGTTGGTAAGGTTGGATCTATTTACGCTTCTAAGACTGGAGCAGAATGTATGTGGACAGAGGACAATGAAAACTTCAAGTCCATTACTGGAACGAAAGGATATTTGTTCAAACAAACAGACAAGTTTGATATTGAAGATGTAGATTTCAGCTTCTATGACAAGATTGCTATTGACGGTCTTAAGAAAATCGTGAAAGTTGGCGATATCAAAGATATTGTTGATGACATGCCTAAGGACTATGTCGACGCTCTCGAACTTCAAGACAAGTATCCAAACACTCATACTATTTCTATCAATCATGGAACTCTCAAAATCAAAACTCCTGAGAACGCGTGATTGAATTTTCCCGCGGGTTGATTAAAGACTTCGCAGGATTTACATGGCACATAATAGAGAGGAAGAACAAAATTCTGCTGATTTGTTCTCTTCTTTATTTTTTTGTAACAATGTCAGACTAACGTCAGAATAGAAAGGACATACAAATGACAGCAACAACAAAAATTACTCAAATCTCAGACTCCCAAATTATTTTGGAAGAAGTCGATTTCCTCTTCGCTCGAAATTTTACTGGGCGCCAGGAAAAATACAATCGTGCAGGAGATCGTTACTTTAACGTTAAAGTAAATCCTGAAGATGTTGACCTACTCTTATCTTATGGTGTTAATGTTAAACAATATTCGCCTAAAGATGTTCCAGATGATCTCGCTGCTAAGATGGAAGAGAACCCAGACATGTTCGAACCATCATATTTCTTCAAGGTCCGTGTGTATACACAATTTGGTTTACCAAGCATTGCCATTATTTATGACGATGGAACTACTCCAGTTGATGGAGATATCGATCCTCGTGATCGTATGTATCTAACTGAAGAATCGCAGCTGTCAATTATTGACGATTTGGAAATTGCAATTTGTGACATGACCATCGCTCGACGAGACCCAAGTCCAGATGGACAATATGCTCGTCTCAACCTTAAGAATGCTTATATTCGTGTAGTGGACAACCCACTCCGTCGTAAATATGGCTTCTAATAAAATTGAATTATACGACTATCAACGTAAGGCGGTTGATAGATTGCATAATGGTTCTGTATTGTTAGGAAAGGTCGGTTCTGGTAAATCCTTTACCGGCCTGTTTTATTATTTAGAGAATCACAAAGACTTACCCCTATATATTATCACCGTAGCTAAAAAGCGAAATGATAAAGAGTGGCATAGAGATATGGAAGCTCTAGGCATAACGGGGACAGTAGATTCTTGGAATAATATTACCAAATACACTGATGTTGAAAACGCATTCTTCTTATTCGACGAACAACGAGCAATCGGTTATGGTTCATGGGGCATGTCTTTTATAAAGATAGCCAGAAAGAATAAGTGGATAATGTTGACAGCAACGCCTGGTGACGTATGGATAGATTGGATGTGCTTATTTATAGCAAACG